TATCCAAGAATGCATTAAAGAAAGCCCCGCAATACCCGCAGATTCTTTAAAGCACTTGCTGATTGTATGATAAGTATCATCTAAAGCATAAGCACCCTGAAGGGCTTTTGTAGCTTGAGAAGCGGTCTTGTTACTTGATCCGTGGACAGGTATAACTTGGGTTCCTTTACGATGTTGCCTTTGTCTTCCGCAAACCATATTAACAACAGGCATTGAAGCATTAAAAACAAACTTCTGATGTTCGTATGAAAGCCCAGAATAGAGGTTTAAATAACGCTGATCGCCGAGATATACTTTCCTGTCAATCAACTGTTCCCATAGATATGTTTGCCATGGAGAAAGGTTCATCTGATATCGCTCTTCCGCCTCAGCTACAATATCCCTTTTTCCGTCTTGATAATACCCTCTATAAATGTTCGGAACTACTTGATTTCTCTCGGGAAAACCACTCGACACGGATCACCTCATTAAAATCTCTTTTATATAGTGTAAAACATTATCTTCCAAGGAAAGGATTCATTGGCATTTTCCCGATAGGAACTTGTTTCGGGCCAAATCCAGCTTGGGATTTAAGTTGATTAAGTTTGTCTGGTGTTAAACTCCCTGGTCCTCTTCCAAACTGTATTCTAGCGTTCGCCATGTAACGTACGCTGTCACTTGCGTGTGAGGCCCAATCGTGGGTGGGTGACTCAGAATATGATTGTTGTTTCTCATTGTACTTCTTGTGATAGTTCTCTAAACATTTTAGAAGATGCTTGCATTTCGTTTCATCGAAATAACAGATGCTAAGCATTGATCTAACTGCCTCGATACCTGTTTGAATGTCAATTTCTCTCGGCAAGATGGTCGTCTTAATACCTTGTTCCCATGCCACATCTTGAAGGGTACGCCCTGTTTGAATGGAACCCGACCCTGCATCATGAGGCATATAATGAGTGCCGTACACATACGGTTTTCCTTGCAAAGTCTTAGCATAATGGGAGATGCCTTCTCCCTGTGCTTCATAGAAATCAATAATCCTAAGTTCACCACCTATCTCCTGCCAAAATACAATACTTGTGCTATCCCCATACCCAATATCCCAAGCTGTGTGTACAGGAGAACGAGTCTCGTAGGGAATGTTACAGATCCGTTTTTCATCACGCGCTTTTTCAATGAGTCTTCCGTAATAACTTCCCTCAACGCCACGGTTGAATGAGCAATAGTATTCTTGCTCAATTGCTTCATCTGAAACGCCTTCTAATCGTATTTGATTTATCTCTTCTTCTGAAAGAATTCCCGTGTCTTTAACACTGAGAATTTCACAGAACCAATTAGGATTACTCTTGGCCATGTTTACCAAATCATAGAAATGATTCTTTCCACGAGGCGTAGATATGAAGAGAGCAAAGCCTTTGTTAACGTCAAGAATAGGACGCAGATACTCCCATGCAGCAGGCGATTGGATAGCGTATTCTGAAAATATGATAATTCTGGGATTAGTGCCCACCAAAGAATCGATGTTATCAGAGCCAATAAGCTGATACATACTTCCATTTGTCAGCCTTATTTTCATTTCCTGGCCATTCTTGGATTCAATGACCTCTTTAGGAATGTAATCTAATATGCGCTTGCCATCATTCGTAGAGCTATCCCAAATAACCTTTTTAGCTTGGGAATATGTGGGTAGGATGTGAAATGCTGTCCATCCAGGATTAAGCAGGAGTTGCATGATGCACCAATTAAATGCAGTAACGTCTTTCCCACCTCGCCTATGAACTACCCATACAGCACGTTTAATGCCCTGATTCAGGGATTTGATTATTGGTATTTGGTAAGGACGGGGTTGAAATGTTAACGCCAGCTCCAAGGCCATTTGAATCCAATTTAATTGTGTAATGAGATTGAGAAGCTTTTTCTTCGGGAGACGAATATCCTCGATCTTTCCCTTGATTATTCAAGAAGAACATTGCGGATTTAAGTGCAACGTTAGCGTCAGAGTCAATTTTATCCATCGCTTGTTTGAGAACATCTTCAGCCTGATTTAGAGTGTCTTCTACCCAGTTATTCCTGCAGTCTTCCAACATTTCTTTTAATTCAGGAGTATTATTTATTCTTGTTCTAATTGTGATAATTGCACAATCAATACTAGGATCTTTAGCAATATGAGTAATTCTTCCTTTATGCTTTTTTATAGCTGTAAGTATGATTGCATTATCTTTAACCCAAGGCACTCCAGGAGTTCCCATTATTGCACTTCCATGTTAATTTTAATCTTTACACTGTCAGGGGTCGCGTTGAACTCTTTAATCGCTTCATTAATGAACATAGCCAATATCGGATCATCGACTTTAACTTGATAATCTTCATAAACTAGATGTTTATTTGTTTGTCGCTTCTCTTCGTTTTTAACGATGATAGATACTTCTGAAGGCATAATCACCTAATCTTTACTGTAAAGTACTAATTTTAAGAAAAAAAGGAAAGAGAAAAGCTTGTGTTAAAATGTAGCATTTGTTATATTTACATCATATTAGCAAGTCTCCCTTAGCGCTTAATAATGCGACGGTCGTAGCGGCTAGTATGAAACAAAACTTAAAACTACACAAAACACAGGTAAGAAAATGAAAGAAGCATTTAAAGATCACTCAATATTTCAAGGCATGTATGAGTATTACGATGAAGCAGGAAAAGAATGGAGAGTAGAAAGAGACGGATCTCACTGCAAGTTCTTTGAAAGATCCAACAATTGCTTTATTCATATGGGAGATGTTCTTTTAAGAAGTGCGACTCGCTCAATCAAAGCGATTCACAATAGATTCTTAGACACACTTTAATTCACATAGCACAAAAAAAAGGAAACCCATGACTCAGGAAAAAACAAGTCTTATAAAACAATATGCAGAAACGATAACGATCTGCATGACAATAATAACATCTCTTTTGACTTCAACTTTTTGGATTAATGGAAAGTTCAATGAAGTAGACAAGAAGTTTTATGAAATGCACGAGCAAATCACTGTAATAAAGACTGTTCTGATCATGAAAAATATTTTGCCCACAGAACTATCTACTCATGAAAATTCAAAACCCTAGGACACATAATGGAACAGAAAAGCTGGTTTAAAGAACATGCGGACACTATAGCGATTTTAGGAATGTTCGCTCTTGGTTTTTGGACACTAAATGAAAAAATAGATGATAAATTCACAAATATCTCTAGTCAAATTAACACAGTTGAAAAAGAACTTGCTGTCATAAAAACAGTTCTTTACATGAAGAATATCCTTCCCCTCGAACTAGCAAATCATGATGAATCAAAACCGTAGGACATTTTATGGAGATACTTCCCGCATTAGCTCTATTCGTTGCGAACGGAGCTTTAATAATCCCCTTATTTTTATGGAATCGTGCTGAATCAAGAGCAGACATAAGACACATGGATTCTAAGCTAGAGTCAACAAGAGAACTTGTTAGAGCAATACATGACGAGATGAAAGACTTTCATAACAGGCTATGCATCATCGAAGAACGGAGTAAAAAATGATACCAGCAAAAACACAAACGATAAGAGTCTCAGCAGAATCTCATAGAGTAGCTAAGTCAGCAGCAGCTAGTAATGGGATTGGTCTTCAAATCTGGATAGAAAAATTGATCGAAAAAGAATGTAAGGATAAGAAGTGAGTGAAATTATATTATTTTTCTTAATCGGAACAAGTCTGACACTTAATGTACTTCTTCACTATATTTCAATGAAGCGAATTGACAGTTTGATGAAGTACATTTTGAATAAAAATAAATAACGCATATATTATCGCCTAAAATGAGCCAGGAGGCTAAAATGGAAGAAATAAAATGCACAGAAGAAATGGACAAGTTCTTTTCTAGACTTGCTGAATTTAAGAAAGAATTCAAAGAAGCAGTAGAAGACGCTCAGGATGGAATCTTTCAAGACTTGTATGATGATCTTGATGAATTTTTCAAAGTAGAAGGAGAAGAATGAGATCTTTAATTCTAACTTTATCTTTGATCTTTGGATTAGAACAAGGTGAGTCATGTGTCAAATACAGCCCATCGACCGGAACATACACAGTTGATCCGAATGGTTCTGTAAAAAAGAAAGAAAAGATGAATCACTTTCAGTATCTAAAACATAAGAAGCACAAAAAATCTTCTAAATTCCGTAGATGTCTTGAGAAATGAAAAGACCCGGCGTATTGCCGGGCCTCTAAAAGACTTTGATCTGGATTGATCAAAGACCCTCTTTATGGAAGTTTTTTGATCATCGTCAAATTGATTCTTGCTGAAACAATCGGATTTACGAGACCGAACACATTGCTCACGGCTTGGATCGGCTGAGAACAGATTGAGACTAGTTTGACAACATCATTCACATTTAGCTCAACAATCGCTGAACCGCTCGCATTCGTAACGATTTCATCAGGGGTGATGGAACATGATCCCGAGGTAGTTGCTGGAAGCAATACACCATTTAGGTATACTCCTAAGCCCCATGCTGGTACTGGGAATGGATATGGAGGCGCAAGCAATCCATCAAATCCCCAATTCAAATTATACAAACCGTGTTTTAATACTTTGATCTCACCGTTGACGTTCGCATTTGTCACATCGAAATCAGCAGCTGAAATAGACGCTGTTTGTTCAAACTTAGCAGCACCAAGCGAAGGGATTAATTGATCAACAACGCTGTACATCGATAGCCAAGCTTTTTCACAGCAATCCATTTCATGATGACATTCGCAGTCCATTCCCGGAACGCCTTGTAGGCCTTGTGGGCCTTCTGGTCCCATAACACCTTGAATACCTTGTAAACCTTGAATTCCTTGATCTCCTTTTAGACCTTGAATTCCTTGTAATCCTTGAA